CAGAAGACCTATCGTCGGAAGCGGGCTAAGCCATCTAAGACCGCGCGGCGCCGATCTTCGAAAGCACGTACGTACGGAGGAGGCCGATCGTGAACACCACGATGGCGAACGACATCACCAGGTTCACGAAGGCAGCCAGGAGGTCGCCGATCTTGAGCGTCACGCCACCCATCGTGACCGTGAAGGACGAGACACCCTTGCCCGCCGCCGTCGCGGGCGCCAGGAGGGGCGTGATGATGTCGGCGGACAGCGCCTCAAAAAACTTGCCCACGACGCCACCCAGGTAGAACGCGGCCGTCAGGATGATGATGTCGCGAGTGTCCAGCATTTTTATTAAGGTGCTCATACTTTATTTTGAGGCTACCGTTGCACATATACGAATCCCGAGCCTGATTTGCGTGTTATTCCATAAGGTTCCAAGGCTTGCATAGACGGTTGGCATCTCATATCCGACCCATCGCCGTTCATGTCAGTACATTCCGTACCGTCCGGACATGCTATTTCACCGCTACAACGAATGTAGGCAGGAAACCTACCTGTTGGGTCGCCAGTTCCTGGGTGGTCGTTATAGAAAGCTTTGAACCTTTCATTCGTCGTTGAACTTTGTTTCAAATTTGAAAGAGTCAGTTCAGGAGGAGCGGCAGGCGTCGCGGGCGTTGCGGGCGTTGCCGGCGTCGCGGGCGTATCGGGGGCAGCAGACGTGTCTACCGGTTCTGCCGATGTCGCTGATCCATCTGCCTCGGACGGTGCGGGATCGTCAGGTGAAGATGCCGGAGGTCCCTCGGGTCCAGGAGGTCCCGGTGGTCCCGGTGGTCCAGGCGGTCCTGCGGGTCCTCTCGGTCCAGGAGGACCCCGATTCGATGTTGTAAGGTGCTCCCTCGTTGTGTAGAGGTAGGATACCAAGAGGATAAGACATAACAGGACAAATATCGAAAGCCCGTATCTCATTATGTAAATAAAAGATTTAGTTGAAGAAGACAATGGACACCCGCTTCTGGGGGCCAAGTGGATGGCAACTCTTCCACTTGATCGCTTTTAAGTCTCCCCATCCCGACGATGCCCTGAATCTCATGAAGGACGTCCTGCCTTGCAAGTTTTGTCGCGCCTCGACAACTGAGTTCGTTCACAAGCATCCTCTTCGTGGAGATCCGGGTAAGTGGATGTATGAGATTCACAACATGGTGAACCACAAGCTGAGAACTCAGTGCAAGGACGATCCTGCGGTGGTTAATCCTGGTCCTGATCCCTCTTTCCCAGAGGTCAAGGCCAGGTACGACAAGATGAAGAAACCCACAGCTGTCCCGGGAGCGGACTTCTTGCTGTCGGTGGCTGCAAACTACCCCGAGAAGCCTGAACCTGAACAGATGGCGGTCCAGCGTCAGTTCTTTCGTGCCTTGGGCGAATCCTACCCCTTTGAACAGCTTCGCAAGATCGTCAAGGCTCGGGGTACACCTGATCTGGAGTCTCGGGAAGCCTATATGAAGTGGATGTATGAACTAATTCATGACCTGGCTAATAAGGTTCATACTCCCGTTCCCTCGTATCGGGGCTATGCACAACGGATCGCGTATTATCGGAGCGGTTGCTCCAAGAAGACGTATCGTGGTAAAACGTGTCGTAAGAGTGCAGGTGGTCGGACCAAGGATCGTGATCATCGGGCGACGTTTCGTGTGAGCCATGAGCGGTTACTTTGAGCCTCGGCGAGACGAGCATGCTTGGCTGAATAGACCTCAGCCTTCTTGTCCTTCGCGGACTTCTTCGTCTCCTTTCGTGTTTTCGGCGTCTCTCTATCCATTCTGATGATAATTCCTTATCATTTGGATGTGAGGATTTCGTTTTTAGTAATAGTTGCCACCCTTGCGCGACTTGCGCGACTTGCGTCCACGGCGCGTGCGACGGCGACCACCAACCGGGGAAGATGCCTGGGAGTCAACCGGGCTCGCCGAACCAGGACCCGCGAAGGACAGGTCCGAGCCCGCTCCGAACGAGTTGAAGGGCTGGACGTCCGCGCCACCCTTGTACGTCTTCTTGGCCATCTTCAGAACATCGCTGAAGCTCTTGCCCTTGTGCGCCTTCATCGTCTTCTTCACGTGAGTCAGCCACTTGTTTGCCATTTTGTTTAGTGGACGAGACATTAATTGAGGTCGGGCCGTTCACGAAGCCCCGAGGGTTTTTCCACAAAGCCAGGAGCAACGCGACTTGACTCAAAGAGAATCCACTGGCATCCGTAGGCAAACGCAGTATCAGGATTCACATTCGAGGAATCAAAGACAGGGTCGGGGGCGACGATACTGATATGATTGCGATTGAAGGCGACCAGTTCCGGCTGATCGCGGGGGTGAATGGCCTGTCCGTAGGTGAGGTGGCGAAGATTGGATTCGGACCACGACATGTTAATCATCTCACCCAGCTCTGTGCCCTGAATACCCCCTGAGACCAGGATGAGCTTGTTGGCAAGGTAGTCCATCGGAATCGAGTGCACGTTCTCCTTCACATCCAGAAGGTACTTGCGATTGGTGGTCTTGAGGATCTGCGCAGCCTTGTTCAGGGTGACGCTGTTGGTCACATGGGGAACTATGGAGAGAATGAAGGGATCGTGGTTCGGAAAGGCCTGATTCAGAGCGACACAGACCTCGTCGAAGGTCCAGTACTCGTAGGCATAATCAAAGCTCGGATCCATGCGAGACTTGGCCACAATCGGCTTGGCGTTCTCATCGGCGTAGAGATGGATCTCCAGAAGACGACGACCACTGGTGACAGTCTCAGCGGGATCCGCGTTGGTCGTTCCCGAACAGTAGTAATCACAGAGGCGCAGACGAGGTCCGCTCACGACATCCTCGTCGGGATGTTGCGTATCCTTCCAGATCGAGTAACCAAGCACGCCAATCAGTCCAGCAGCAAGCAGGGCTTCCATTACTCCTTGGGCATAGTAAAAAGCAGATTGCGAAACCCGTTGACTATGTCGTCCGGAACCTGCGTCTCCATCGGAATCCCCATCAGACAGGCATAGTGGAAGTATAGGCAGTACATTCCACACTCCGAATCCTTGAACTGATGCCGAGTGGCATTGTACGACATCTTCATCGGCTTTGAGTGAATCTTCGTCTCATCCCACTGCTCCTTCCACCGCTTCATCAGAGTCTGGATCTCCTTCTCGGGCGTGTGAGCATACGAATCAAAGTAGGTGATACGGGGAAACTCCAGCTCAGGACGGATATCGCAGAAGAGAGCGACCCAGTGCTCACCCGGACCATCGTGAGGATCCGTGTTGAAGATGATGCCGATCCGATGATGACCACTCTCATACAGCTTATCCAGCCTGGCCTTGCAGAGAGCCGACACAACACAGACCTGCGTCTCGGACTTCAGATCAAAGTCAATGGGGACACTGCCAATAAAACAGTAGTCGGCAAAGATGTTCTCGTAGTTCTTCTCCACGGCTGCGATATCATCACTCGAGAGCCACTCGTAACGGTTCACCATCCATTCCTTCGGAGCCCGAGGACGACGAAGGAGGGAGGAGATAATACACTCTGAGGTTCCCGTGTTGCACTTCTCATGTAACCGATCTTGCAGGGTGTGCCACTGTTGTTCGGGTGTTCCCTTGGGAATGGGAGTTTCTGTCTTATGTTCCTTGTTGTAGACCTCACGAAGTCGATCGACCTCCTCCTCGTCAAGCCAGGACATCCTTGTTCAAAACGGATAGTTTATTGCGAAGATCTTGACAGTCAACACGAGATGGATTCCCTTAAGTCTCTCCTTACGAAGTATGTCGATATCGGTAAGCGCCTCAACGAGGCGAACCATCATGTCAATGAGCTCCGGGATCACCGGCGCACGATGGAGCTTGATCTCACGGCTCTCTACGCCACGTCTCGCGAACCCTTGCCCGAGACGATCGAGCTGAAGAGTTCAGAGATGATGTTTAAGGTCAAGAAGCCTAACGAGTGGAAGAAGGGGTGGTCACTCTCCAAGAAGGAGCTGAAGACCTACCTTGCAGAGATCCTACCAGGTCAGGGCGATGAGATTATGAAGGAGATTGAGCGGAGACACGAGCCAAAGTTGGTGGAGACAGATTACGGATTTGAGTTGAAGGTGAAGCCAAAGGACTAAGATTGTCCTCAATTTGATTAAGTGCGTCTTGCAGTTCCTGAATGTGACGCTTGGCTATTACCAGGTTTTCTTGAGCAAGAAATCCACCCTGGATTCGCTTCATATTCGACACGAACGAACCATTCGTAACCAAAACACGCGAAGCCAGGGCAAACAGAGGCTTCACCATCAACGTGATATGAATATCACCA